AATCCGTTGTCTGATCCTGAATAAACATCAGTCCACTTGGCGCCATCGTAAACCTGCAAGCTCTTGGCATTGAGGTTCCAGATGACATCGCCGATATTGAACTGGTTCTGGTTCAGAGTGGTCAGCGTGTATTGAGGTGTTTCCGTGGGATCAAAAGAACCCAAGTTCAGTTGTAAAATGCGGATCATCCTGTTGTAAAGATCAGGAGAAACATCTGCAAAGGCTCTTGGAAGCTGTGTTTCAAGCAGTCTAGCCATCAGCGTCTGCCATTCATCCTGATGTCCATGCGTGTTGCGCCTACCCGAAACCCAAGCCCAGAACGAACAGCTGAAGTGTTGTCATCATCAGATTCAAATCGCAAAACCACCTGCCTCCCCCTTGCTCTTGTGTTGATCCTGGTAGTTGAAGACGTTATCGATGTGGTGGAAGATGTGCTTAAACTTTCTGCCGGCCAGTTGCGTTTTTTCAACACCACATTCATCACCGCATTTGCGTTTGATCCGGTGAATTTTATGTCCGGAATAATGCGGTTGATAAAACTGAACTGTTCACCATCCTCAATACCCAGGCTGCTCGATTCTATATAAACATTGTCCATGGGCGAGCCGTCTGCATCGTAACCGGTTTCTTGTTTGTAAACGTAGTTGCTGGTGTCCGTTCCAGTAGCCCTCGGATAATCTTCGATGCCCTCATCCAGCCATCCATGGCGAACGAGCTGACCGATAGACCAAGTCTTGTCCACATAATTGTAGATGACGTAGCGATCAACTTCGTCGGAAGAGCTGGACGGATAAAACCAACCCACCTCATCAAAGGCTTTGTTCAAAAAGCCAAATACTTTATAGGCTTGAATAATGTTGATGTCGTTAAATACATAATAATGCACGGAAGAAGGCACCGGCTCAACTGTTCCACCATAAGAATAGAATCCCTTGAGATCCATCCAGAATACGCCTTGGGGCGCATTGATGGCGGCCTTCGGAGCAATCAACCCCACTCCCTCGTTGACCAGGTTGTTGCTAAAAACGTAAGGCGGTCCCACAAAAGTCATGGAATAGAGTGCCGTGTCTGTCCAAATCAGGGTTTCCTGGCGAGCCCTCAAGCCCCCAACGATTAAAGAACCTGAAGACAGCCTGAAAGAGCCAGCCGTATTGGTGAGCTTGGGCTCCCATTCGGCTGCGTTTTCCTGGTCGCACCAACAAACAAACATGGAATCAATAGACCCTGTACGCGCTGTTCCCCCCGAGTTCAATGGATCTGCGCCCAAACATATAATATGGCGGTCAATGTCACTGACCAAGGTTTGAAATGCTTTGGTCGGCGGTAGGTTCGCGCCAGTCAAATCAGACAGCGCAACAGCCCTATCTGTGCCTAATGTCTTTGCGCTTGTGTCCCAATAATAGATACCGCCAGCCCGTGGATTGATGACTTCGTCTTCACCGAAATTGTCGTGCGTCCAAAGCCGCAGTTGGTTGGTGTCTGAAAGGGCGGTAACAGAACCAAAAGAGCCGGCTCCCCAAGAGCCAGAGCCCCAACCACTGCCTGGAATGTATACGTCCAAGCCTACATTGATCTGGTATGCACCCACAACACTGGAACCACCGTTGCCACTGTCACTGCTGTTTGCAGTGACTTCATCGCCATCTGTATCCTTGGCTTCAATGGTGTAGCTGTTGACATCGACAATAGTAGCTATTTGATATTCCTGGTTTAATACAGCAGCTGTAATCAAGCCGCCTAGAGTCGCAGCGCCACTGTAGGTGACAAAATCATTCTTGACCGCACCATGCGAAGCGTCGGTTATAGTAAGGGTTGCGTCGCCATCGGCGGCGGCAAAAGTAACGTCACCAGCAGATGTGGTAACTCGAATCGGGGTCACGTCGTTAAACGAGTTTCCCTCCATAATGTAATATTTCCAGGTGGTGCCAACACCTAAATATTTAGTGGAAGCTAAATCAACCCAAGCATGAAGCGCCCTGCCTGTACCCAAGTAGGTGTTTGTGGTGGTTTTTTCCCAACCGCCTATTTTTTCCGGCAAGCCTTTGCGAAAACGCATCAGGTTGGCATCGTACCACCCGCCTTCGTTGCTGTAATCGGTGCCTTCGCGATTGATCCCTGGTCTGAGAATGTATTTTGCTAATGGCATCAGGAATACTTGGTCATTTTTCTACGGTCGCCCATTATTTTACCGCAACCAATAGCAACCTTTCTTTTATATTGTTTTTGTTTCTGTTTTTTATGCAACTTTTGTTTATGTCCATTCATTTTCATTTATTCACCATTGCTTTTCTTTTCTTCATCTTCATCCATTTCCCTATAATAACCGACAATATGCAGGATCTGCTCCAAATATCTGGTAACTTCCCCCATGGTCATGGAAAGATTTTCATAACCCTGAGAAGTCAGCCCATAGTATGCGATCCTTGGCTCTTCCCCCGTTTCTAAACTGTTCAGATATTGTTGCATTATATCAGGAGAAAGTATCCGCCACTCCACGGATGCTGACTCAATTGCTTCCGGCAATGGAGGATGGTAAATGGGCGCGGTTCGTGCGATCGTGATTACCTCCACCGGTTTTGTTTCTGGTACCATGGCTTTTGCTCTTCTTTCTCCAAAAAGAGAAAAAGAAGTACAGCCGCTAATTGATAGCAGTATTAGCAGTATCAATAGTTTCTTCATCAAATTGATCTGGATTGGTTACTACAGTTAAATTGTCTAACACCCTGGTAGTGGCTTTATTGATCTTACCCTCCAACAAAGCAGGTTTTGCCAAAGCCATTCCTTCCAGATTATGCTTGGCAAATTTGTTTCTCAAGTTCGTTACCTGGGCCTGCGACTCACTGTAGCGTGTGTTCAGGCTCTGGATTTGTTGCTGTGTTTTCTTGGCAGTTTCCAAGGCTTTGACGATCTGGTCATTCTGCGTTTGGATGGTGTTTTCCAGAACTTGCTGGTTATTGACCGCAGTCTGCAATTCAATTTCCAGTTTCTCTATCTTTGCTACCATGATCATGCGATAGCCCGCAAATGC